ACGTTCAATTTCTTCATCTATTTCACGCTCAATTTGTTTACTTATTCGTAAATCTATCTGTCTCTTATTTTTAAAATATTCTTTTTGGCAACGGCGCATTTCCACCACTTTGTCGAAAAATTCTTTTGGAGTCATAGATTTAAAAGGTATGGAAAAGGCCGCTTTGATGCGGCCTCCCCAGTGTGATTACTTTTTTCCAATCAGAAAGTCTTTCCACAATTCTTTGAATTGTTCTCCAAAGTAAATTGCGATTTCACTTGATTTTACAGCAAGGCGAGAGCCGAGGTTCGCATTCGAGGACGACCAACCGGTATTCGAGGTCGCAGAAGCGAGGCCGCAATGCGCACCGTAACTCGCATCACCGCCCCAAAGAACCAGCCGATTACGATCCTCTTCGTCCATTTCATCAATTTCTTTCTGATTATAAAGATAAAACCACGGCGTATAACGGTATTCATCTTTAGTAAATCGTGGAAAATCAGGATCGTTGTTCAATGCACGAGCAATTGTGCATAGTTTGATGTAGGCGAGGTGTGCAATATCAGCCACTTCTTCTTTGTGTCCGTCTTCATCCTCAACAAGTAGGCGAACAATAGGTTTTACACCTATTGCTTCACAAGCATCTTCGTAAGTTTTAATATTGTGATAATCTGTATAATCCGGCTTTTGCTTTCCGAATAGGGCTGTTAGAATACTAATTGCTTTAGGACAGTCGTTTGCTTCACTAAAAGCGGCTGTTACCTTTTCTTGTGTGATTTTAAGTTCTGACATAATGTAAATTATTTATCGTTAATACTATATCCGAATAATGCAAAATCTCCCCGGCACGGATCATCCGGGAAAATTGTTTTCATGTAATTGGTTACTTGTTGAACCATTTTCCAGTCCTCTGTTTTGCGTGTTGTTATCCCAAGCTGGTGTGCCATTTTGGCAACATGTGCATCCAATGGTATGTATAATTCTGTCGGGTGAATAATATTCCAAATACCTAAATCCACTGGCGATTTTCGTACTACCCACCGTAGAAACAGACAAATACGCTTGCATGGAGAATCACGCTCCAATTTTGGAATACCTTTTACGCCACCAAAATCTGTTTGTATTTCGCGGATAACATTGTTGTAACCCTCATAAAAGACTTCCAAATCATCCCATTCCTGATATATGTTGTACAACCGCTGGCAAATGCAGAAGAAGTCATGGTAGGTGAACATACGGTAGAAGGTATTTGTATTTTCTTTGTATTGTTCCCATATTTTGTTCATAATGAAGGCGTAAGGAGAATTACCCATTAGATTATCCAAAATTTCTGCTTGCTGCATTATCAGTTTGCGATTCCCGAAAGCTATCCATGAAGTAAGAAAGGCACTGATTTCTATGTCCTTTTTATCATTGTACTTATGTGGAAAAAATATAGGATCATCTTTTATAAAATCAGGTGTCTCAAATTGTTTCGCCCAGTCAAGTAGTTTGTCTCTTAGTTCTTCCATAATATTCTTCTTTCCATTTTTTGAAAGCGGCTTCTTTATCATTTGATTTCATCCTTTGTATGAATGATTGATGGGATTCCAATAATTCTTTGGCCTCTTCATCTCCATTTTCCGATCTTTCAGTTAGATGTTTGATATATTCTCCATAGAACATTCCAGTGCTGTTATTATTTTGTTCATGGGCTTCATTAATTGAAAGAGAAGAAACAATTTCATCACGCTGTGCATCGTATTCATTTAACCAGCCGAGAATGATATTACCGTCCAGCCTATCGTAAATCTTACCGGAAGCCATAGCATTACGGAAACACAATTTGATTTCCTCCAATTTGAGATAATAGAATCTGTCTATTATTAGATCAGCGGTAAGTGCCACTTGAACATCATTCATCGTTTTTCCAACATTGAAAAAAGACACAAGCTCGTTAATCGCAATTACCAGTATGGCTCTTGCGCCAGCCAATGTGATTTCTTTTCTTATAACGGAGAGTGGTAGGTTAGGAGTGTTGAGAACAGCTTCTTTAATCGAACTTACGTGCAATCCCTTGTAATACTCCGCTTGCAAGGTCAGCAAGTCTTTCAACGCTTTCTTTTCGGTTGCCGGGAGATTGCTGTTGACTTGAATTAAGTTGTTTCCCATACTTGTTAAAATCATTATTAGACCATCTGACTAAACGTTTGGAAACTTCAAATGTACGTTCCTTCTCAAAGCGCATTTTCCGTCCTCCGCATTCAGTCCAATACTCGAAAAAGTCCTTCAACATATCATCAGGATATTTCCCTCTATACATGAGGACTTCACTTCTGAATTTGTCTTTCCTTGCAGAAAGAGAATCCTTATTCATATTCATCTTATGGCCTAATCCGGCCATGAATGCTTGTTCCAATGTTGCATCAGGATGATCCCGACACCACTGGGTTGCTAATTCTTCTGATTTCATTTGATTTATAATTTAGATAACCAATATTTCCATACTCGTGAGGCTACTTGCGCCATCATAACGGGTGGTACACTCATTCCACAGATATAATGTGGGGATTGGTTGCAAAAGTTATAGTCGATGGGAAAAGTAGATACTTTACAGATTTCAGATGTACTTAGATATAAAGGCTGTGTAAAGTGTACCAAACCATCATGCTTGGAAGTTATCGTATTGCAGATGCGATCTTCAAGTATATATTTCTTTGAGAAGAATAACTCTTTACCGTATAGCCGCATACATGTATCAGACATGTCTTTATCAGCAATTTCTCTATGTTCCCAAACATATCGAATTTTTGTACCATTTTTAATTTCTTTCCCCTTAAAGTCTGTTATTTCTTTCATCAAAATGGGTGTTTCATTGAACTTCATACAAATATGTGGCTCAACATTGAAGAGGTCTGAAACTTTTAGAAAACGGGCTCCCAAATCATGCCTGATACATATAAAGAATACACGTTCTCTTTTTTGAGGTACTCCCATTTTAGAAGCATCAAGAAGAAAATGCTGACAATAATAACCTGCTTCCTCAAAGTCTTTGTATATACGTCTGACATAATCAATCGCATTCCCTAAAAGAAGTCCTTTCACATTTTCAGCAATAACGACTTTAGGTTTTAAGCGTTTGGCAAGTGCAATAAAATCAAAAAAGAGCGTGTCTAAAACTTGTGTCTTTTGACCTTCCTTGAATTTCTTTTCTTTACCCCACGCATCTTCACGTAATCCCGACATGCTAAATGTACTGCAAGGTGGTGATCCGTCCAATATATCTAAATTGTACAGTTCTTCGGGAAGATTATTCCTTTTCACTAAATCACGAATATCTTCCAAGTAACTATACTGGGGATGATGGTTTGTTTCATAGCATTTCATCATTCGTGGATCAATTTCATTACAGCCAATAACATCGTAACCAGCTATTTTGTAACCCATAGTAGAGCCACCGCCACATGCAAAACAAGAAAATACCTTTCCTTTATCTTTAGTAAAAACAGCATTTTCTAAAGACCAGCGATAAGGATAGAGATGTTGGGGGGGGTAATTACATCTTTCATCATTCCACCTCCCATAATTCAGCTACTCTTTTGAATTCTTCATCAGCCGGAACCGGGCAATCTTTGATCCATTTCATATCTTTTACTTTCCATAACGAAAGGTCTGTGTTATCAGGAATATGCTTTTTAATATCAGGAAAAAGATTGAGTCGAAGAGATTTACTTTCCATAAGTTCATCTTTGTAGTCCAACAAAAAATTATTGGCCTCCAATAAACTATGAACATCATTAACAGAATGTGGAGTGTAAACAACTCCATCGAAGTATCTGATATAATCGGGGAGCATATGTGGTTCTCCACCAGTTATCATAATCTCTTTGTAATTAAAGTGCTCAACAACTGGTAATTTTGAAAAATCCCATGAGTTGTTGCAACACATAGGACATTTGTTCGGACATTTGGTTGTAACCAATAGACGTAACTTTTCCATTTATAATGATATTGTTTGGGTGTATTTCAATTCTCCGGTATATCCACGTGCTTTCAATTCTGCGATAAGTTCCCGTGGAGAAAATTTTGCCAATTCAGGATTGGAATATATTTTCTTCAAATTCCCCCCCCCGGAGTTTTCTTACGGTTTCTGGCATAAACATTACCGCACTCTTTACAATATGTCTGCAATCCATCTTCGGTTGAAGCATTTTTCCAAAACTCACCGACCGGAAGTTCCCGGCCACATTTGCTACATTTTTTTAATTTTTCCATTATTCCTTTTCTTTAATTCTACCATATTCACATATTAGCAAGGCATCCGAAGTTGCCAATGTAACTTTTGCATACGGGAACAGCTGTTGGGCTTTCTTCTTTAAGATGTTTTTCCATTCTGTCTTACCCAATTTGTCTGTATTTCGTAATCCTATAGTTTTTTGCCAAGTTTGTGGAGATACTGTTACTGTCGGAATCCCACAAGCTATCAATCCCATAGTCAGCTGTCCGTAACCTTCTCCAAAAACAAAAGAGGCAGAAGCACTTTGCCCGGTCATGCCATTCACTCGTTCCAAATAACAAACGCTATTTTCTTTGTATATGGAGAGAAAATCTAATAAGTCTTTGGGAGTTGGTGGCATTTTGATACACTCCAATAATTTGTTATTCTCGGTGTCGTACACTACAATACCACCGTTTTTGCCAACATCTATACCTATGATCCTTCGTTTCATAAATTATACTTTTTTGTTTATAAATCTTTTGAGCTTAATTACATCTTTCTTTCCAAGCCTTAGTGCTTCACTGGTCTTGATGTCAGAAGGTGAAGCTTTACAATTCTCGGTTATCCTTTCAAAATGTCGGATAAAGGATTTTAGGAAATAGTCGGGGATTTCAACTTTCATAATGATTGATTTATGTGGATAAGCCCGGACTCGAACCGGGATGATAGGAACTGTA